GAACAAGTAGTTGAAAAAATCAACACTTTGTTCAATGAAAAAACGGCTGGGATGCCTACGCATGACGATGTCAATGCATTAAAATCTGAAATCGAAAACTTAAAAGGATTCGAAAAAAAATCTGCTGACATGGAACTGGCTCTGGCTAAATTCGAAGGTAGATTAGAGGCGATGTCTGAGAAGGCAGTTGCTCCTAAAGCAATGGCATATGGATCCATTGGTGACCAAGTTGTGAAGGCTTACGCTGGACAAATCGAGGCTATCAAGGAAGGTAAGTCAATCAATCTTGAAACGAAAGAAACGACTATCGTAGGTGACTACACTGGTAACATCGCTCTTTCAACTTTGGAGGCTGGCGTAAACAGAATCGCTCGTCAAGTTGCGAAAGTTCGTAACGCAATGTCAATGGGAACAACTACTTCCAAGTTCGTAACTTACATCCAACAAACTTTGCAATCTTCTGCAACGTGGATTGGTGAAGGTGTCGTAAAAAATGAAGGCGACTTGAAGTATCAAGAGGTTTCAGTTGAGGTTAAAAAAGTAGCTGGTTTCATCAAAATCTCAAAAGAGATGTTGGAAGATTTGGCGTTCGTACGCAATGAGGTTAACACTGACTTGATGGAAACGATCGACAACCAAATCGAAAATAACTTGTTGAATGGTAACGGCGCTGGTGCTAACTTAAATGGTATCATCAACCAAGCGCAAGCGTGGTCGGCTGGTACTTTTGCTAACACAGTTACTTCTGCAAATTTAGCCGATGTAGTTCGTACTTCAGTTGCTCAAATTGAGACTAATAAGTTCATCGCTTCTCATGTTGTTTTACATCCAAGAGACGTTGCAAAATTGTCTTTATCCAAGACGACTGCTGGCGAGTATACTTATGGTGCATTCGTTGTTCATCCAGTTACTGGAGATCCAATAATCGCTGGCTTACCAATCATCTCTACAACTTGGATGACTGAGGGTAACTTCTTAGTTGCTGACATGACTAGAGCGCAAGTGAGAATGAGAGAAGGAATGAATATTCAAGTAGGTTACGAAGGTGATGACTTCAAGCGAAATATGGTTACAATTCTTTGTGAGGCTCGCTTGGTTTCTTTCATCAAAGCTAACGACACTGGAGCATTCGTGAAGGGTGTTATTCAAACTGCAATCGTAGCATTAGATCCATTAATCTAATCTTTTTATTAACGGAATAATTTAAGAACTCATGGAACAAAAAAAACCGAGAAAACCGAGAATAAAAAAGGCGCTGGATGTCAAAATCGACACTAAACATGTTGATGTAGATATCCATCGTGATGCTTCTGGGGTGGTTGATGTAATCATCGACACTCCGTTGTTAGATGCTCATTATCACAAAGATGCTGAAGGTAAAAAAACCTTTAAAATCATCGATGCTCATGAGTACGACTTCGAGTCAAATGGTACTTCACCTCACTTGCCAAAAGGATCCATCTGGAAAATAACTGGCGAGATGTTGAAGAACTTCTTAGCAAAAGGTTTAGGTAAAATGATTAAAAAATAAATTCTTATGTTTCTAACTCCATCTGACTTTACTGGGAAATACGAACTGCACAAGGGCATGTATGATACTACCAAACTGCAAACGTATATTAACAAGTACGAAACTCGTTACTTGAGGCATCTGCTGGGAGTTGATTTGTATAATCAGTTCATTGGCGATTTAACCTCTGGTGCTAACCCAGTCCCAAAGTCACCGAACTTTACTAAGATATTTAACGCTTTCGCTGAGGATGTCAATATGTATTCAATGATCGAATCTGATGGGATGTTAGAAATGCTAAAAGGGTTTATTTATTTTGAATACTCCAAAGATGGTTTCATGCAACAGACCACTTATGGTGGCGTGCAACAAACGGCTGAAAATAGCAAGGTCTTAACTTCCTTGCAATCGATGATTTACGCTCGTTACAACGAAGCGATTAGGACTTACCAAGCAATTCAAGATTACATCTTACTGAATACTCTTCAGCCAACTGGGCAACTGGTTACGCTGAATGAGGTTTCTGCCGGAACGAATTATACTGCATTTAGTGGCAATGGAATTAATTTAATTACCATGTCCAAATCGGTTGATAGCTTCAATCTTACCTCTGGTGGCTCTGGCTACACGAATCAAGTTTATCAGACTTCTGGTGGCTCTGGTACTGGTCTGAGTGTGGGGGTAACGGCAAACGGCGCTGGCGCTATTACCTCTGCATATGTGGAGGTAGCTGGCATTAATTACGCCGTAGGGGACGTTGTAACGATACTTGGTGGCTCTGGTGGATCATTGACTATCACGGCAGTTTATCCGACATCAGTGGGGCTAGGAGGCAGTGTAAATTTTAACGCTCATAATGTTGGTGGCGTGAATCAAAAATCGCTAACAACTGGGGGGAATGGTTATGTAGCTTCCAATGTAGTATTAGCTACCTCTGGTGGAATCGGCTCTGGTTGTACAGTGCAAGTTACGGCAGTTTCTGCTGGTGGCTCTGGTGTAGTCACTGCGTTTAGTATTGTCAATCAAGGATTCGCCTATGGCGTTGGAAATGTGCTGACAATTATTGGCTCTGGTTTAGCAACTGGTTGTACGTTTACGATTACTTCCATCTGGAATGGTCAAATTTACGGACTTGTGGTACAAAACAAAGGTCAAGACTACAAAGTTGGTGACTACATTGGCGTTCCTAAACCAACACTCAATGGGGATGCTCGTTACTCAGTGGCTTATGCCGGAAAGGGAGATTATGGTTTATTCAAAGGACAACGAAAAGGTAGAGCATACTGGATATGAAAGATACGGCAAAAATAGTGAGCGAACTGGTTTCTGCGATTGATAAAACAATCGTAGGGACTTTCAATGTCAACTTAAATTTGACGTTAACTTGCAAAACAAAATGGTTAAGGGTAGGGAAAATAGTTACTAACTCAACTGGCGATAAATACACGATAACGGAAATAGTAAATGACGTATCCATTAAGGGCGTTCCACTTAGTCCATCAGCGCCAAATTTGACTGGTATCATTACCTTACCTCCTCCATTTTACATATCTGGGACGCACATGGCAACCAACAACGAATGGACTAAAGCCTCTTCTAACTTGATGAACAAAACTCCTCTGGCATGGCTTCTGGAAACTATCACTATGGAGAAATTTGGTAGGGGGGACACAAGGGACTTCCAGTCGGAAGTAAGGCTCTTTTTTCTGGATGAGACGGACGTGGTAAATTACTACACGCTTGATCATCGTACACAAGTTGTTGAGCCTATGGAAGAACTGGCTCTGGCGTTCATTGAGAGTGTTAAAAACAATCGTAAAATCAAAACTATCGAGGAGTATTCAATGGTCACTTTCTCACGCTTTGGTGTTGAGGGAAATGAGGGAATGTTTAAGAATATTTTAGACGCAAATCTATCTGGCGTGGAGTTAAAAATTAGTTTAACAAAATACAAGGAAGACTGCAAATGTTAGTCACCAAAGTGGTGCAAAAAAAAAGTTTTAAATAATTGCTAAAAAATAGAAAATATGGCATTAGGATGTAACTGCGACACTGGTCTATCCAATACTGGACAACCATCTTGCGTAACGCTTCAGAGCGTAACAAGTAAAATAATTCAAGTACCTTTAATCGCTAACGATGGTACTGCAAACAAAATCAATTTATCGACTGCAATCACCAATACAACTTTCACTTCGTTGGTGAACAATGTTGATCCTTCAAAAAGATGGTATCCTTTACCAAACTTTGAGAATGTAGAACTAGCGAAGGCAGACACTCAATTCGAAGAGGCTAATTCTGGGCGTAAGGCTTTCTTACGTCAAGGTATACGCTCATTCGCTGGTGAGTTATGGGCTACTACTGGTACTCCTCAATTCTTAGGTAAATTGCAAGGAGATCGTTGTGTAAAATTTGGTATCTACATCGTTGATGTTAACGGAAATTTAATTGGTTCAAAAGTTGGTAACGACCTTTATCCAATAACAGTTGACAACAATTCTTGGGATCCAAAATTCATGTTTGCGACTGACACAACAATCAACAAAATCATGTTAGGTTTCGACTTCGACAGATTGTTTGATGAGTCAACAATGTGGATGATTACTGCAAGCGAGGGACTTGTTGATTTCAATTCCTTGAATGGTTTATTGGATGTTAATTTCTCTACTCCAACTCAAGTATCTACGATCTCAATTAACTTCAATGCGTTCCTTTCTTATGGTACTGCAATCAATCCTTTGAAGTATGTAGGGGCGCTTACTGGAGACTGGGTAATGACAAATTTAACGACTGGTTTAGTGGTAGTAGGTACAGTTACCGAAACTGCAGTAGCTGGAAATTATACTGGTTTGTTCACGATGGTCGTTGGTAATAAATACCGATTAAGAGTTACAAAAACTGGATTCTCTGGTGACTTATTGTTCACTGCAATCTAATTTTTACTCACTTAAATTGGTGTTATTAAGTGGCAAGTTTTACTCTTGACTGAGCGAAATTCAACCAAAAATTAGACTGATTTATTGTATGAAAGGGGGTAGAAATATCCCCTTTTTTTACATAAAAACACAAATTAACAAAATCCTCTGAGGAGCAAAATAAGCCGTTTAGAGCGAGTTTAATTGTTGAACAACTCGTATGTCATCTTTTCGGCGAAGTGCAGAATCCGAGCAGAGTAAGGGTTTCCAAAGGGCAAAAAAAAATGTAAGACGATGGCAGATTTGATGGAAACGGCACTAGGAATGGTGCTAAATAGGTACAAAATGTTGAAAGATGAATACCTCTGGCGCAAAGTTTTTAATGACAGAATTTTCAGAGAATGGACTCTTGATTTGATCCGGAAAGACCAACTTTTCAAAAAGGGAATTGATGGCGATGGAGATATTATTGGTCGCTATTCTCAGATGACTGCCAGTATAAATCCGAAAAAAAAAGAGGGGACTCCGTACACATTATTTGACACTGGCGA